TGCTGCAACTGGAACATTTCAATAAGTCGAACGCGCTGGCGTGGGCGTTGACGATGGGACTGTTTGCCATGCCGGTGATTTATTCGGACCGCGAATGGAATCAGATTACAGGCGAGAGTTATTACATTCAGCTCGGCCCGAACGATAAGTTCGGATGGACGGAGCCGAGCGGCAATGTATTTCAGATCGCGTCCGACAATTTGACGCGGCTCAAGGACGAGATCTATCGGGTCTCCTATCTGATGCAGCAGGCGGGCGATAGCGGCGGGAAATCCCAGTCGGGCCTCAGTCAGCAGTGGGACTTCAGTGTCACACAGGAAATTCTGCGGGCTTATGGAGATACGTTCAAAGACTCGGTCAAGAACGTCCTCAACGCGATCGCGGCGGCCCGGCAGGACGGACTGACCGTGGATGCGGTGGGGATGGATGAGTTCGATATTACGGACTTCAGCACCGAGGCGGCGGATGCGCAAAGCCTGCTGAACATGGAGATCCAGTCTCCGACGCTGAAGCGGCAGATCTATAAACGTGTGGCGCTGAAATATCTCTGCGACGCACGGCAGGAGATCAAGTCCCGTATCGCCGACGAGATCGACGCGGGAACGAACTAGAAAGGATAAAGACAAACAATGGATGAGCCAGTTAACGTACAAACGATCGTGCAGCAGGCGGTGGACGAATATATGCGCCAGGACACGGCGCGGCGTGAGCCCGCTTACAAGACCGAGCTGTCCGAGGAACGACGCCGGCGCGAGCAGCTCGAAAAGCGGGTGAACGAACTCGTGGAGGAGAACAAGCGCAGCCGCGCCGTGGCTGAGGAAGCGCAGCGGAGCGGAAACATCCGCGCGGAGCTGCAGAAGCTCGGGGTCACAAAGGTGGACCTGGCTTACAAGGCCGTTCAGGACGGCATTGTGCGCACGGACGACGGACGTCTGGTGGCGCGCGGAGACAGCGGCGATCAGTCGCTTGGAGAGTTTCTGGCGGGGTTTGTCCAGGAAAATCCCGAGTTCCTTCCGGCGAGGATTGCCGGGGGCACAGGGATGACAGGAACGCAGAAGGCCACACCCCAGTCGAGTGGCGGGGGCATCGATCTGGACAAGATCGGCCCATCAATGAGCAAAGAGGAACTCGACCGGGTACGGCAGGAAATTTTGCGGGTCACGTCGCAGACGCTGCGGTAGGTGAGTCCGGCGTGACGAAACAGATGTAACAGAAATCAGAAAAAAGGATAACGATGCCTTCAATTACGTCAGCAAACGTAGCAAACGCGATCGTGAAACTGGTGGCGGCGGATGCTCTGCCGGCACTGGTCGGGAACCTCATACTGGGGAATCTGGTCAATCGCGATTATGAACCGACTCTGGCACAGGCCGGCGACACGGTCAATGTGCCGATCGCGCCGCAGCTTGTGGCCAACAACATTGCGGAGGGCGGGGCCGTTCAGCCTCAGAATCCCAGCCTTGGTAACGCGCAGATCGTGCTGAACACGCACGCTGAGGCGACCTTTCAGATCCCGGACGTCACCAAGGTTCTGGCGGTGCCGGATTTGCTCAAGGTCTACATGCAGCCCGCGGTTATTGCGATTGCGGAGAAGATCGAAAGCGATCTTCTGAACCTGTATGCCGGATTTACGGCAAACGCTCCGCTGGGAACGGCGGGAACGCCGGTTACCGAAGCGCTGATCGATCAGGCGGAAACATCGCTGTTTCAGGCGAAGGTTCCGTCCAGCCAGCCGAAATTTCTGGTGGTCGACAGCAACACGTACTCCGCCATGCGTCAGATTCCGCGCTTCAGCGAGTTCCAGAATACGGGAGAAGCCGGACTGCGGACGATGGTCGACGGGACGATCGGGAAGATCAAAGACTTCTTCGTGTTCCGTTCCCAGTATGTGCAGGCAACCGGCACCACGCCGGTGAACACGCACAACCTGGCGTTCACCAAGGATGCGATCGGTCTTGTGATCCGCCGTCTTCCGCAGCCGCTGCCCGGGACGGGCGCAATCGCCGAATACGCCGAGCTTGGCAACTTCGGTATGCGCGTGACCATGAGCTATCAGCCGAACACGCTTTCACAGCAGTTTACGGTTGACGTTCTTTACGGCTGCGCGATTCTGCGGAATAACTTCGCAGTGCAGATCAACAGCTAGTACTAATTGGCGTATCGTACCGCTTGCTCACGCGCGCGGCTCAGCCAGGACTTCCGACTAGTTCTTCTTTTCGGGGGGCAGCACTTTAAGGGCGGATTGTTCCGGTTCGTGCCGGGGCGATCCGCCCTTGTTTTTGAAGCGGCGGAATACAGGAGATCAGGCATGGACTTACGGGTTTATTACAGCAAGGTGCGGGAGGCTGAGGCCACCCTTACCGGGGAGCATCCGGTGATGGTGAGTCTCGCGACACCGGAGGGCGGCAAGGCCGGCGTAAAGACGGAAACGCCGAAACAGATAGCGGCGCGGCTCATCGCGGAAGGGCGGGCGCGGGTGGCGACGCCGGAGGAAGCTGAGGAGTTCAGGGAACTACATCGCGAAGCGAAAGCCAGGTACGAGCAACAGGAAGCGTCGCGCCGGATTCAGGTGGTGATGATTCCCCAGACGGATCTGAAGCAGCACGATTCGAAGAAGCGGGACCGGAGCTAGCCATGGCGCTGTTCGTGGACGGACCGTCAAGCAGCGTTTCCGACCTGACCGACCAGGACTCCGGGCTACTTGACGTCGCGCTGGACAACGGCATCAATGTGACAACCAAATTACGGCTTGCGCACGAGGAAATCCGGACCGATCTGCAGTTGTGGCTTCTCAAACCGCGGCCGGCGCTTCCGACGCCGTGGGCAGCGGTGCTGCACATCGGGCAGGCGGTGGTGACGCCTCCGCTGAAGCGGTGGGAAACAATGCACGCGCTCGCGCTTGTTTACCGGGACGCGTATTTCAGCCAACTGGTCGACCGGTATCAGGCGAAGTGGCAGGAGTACTCGAGGCTTACGCGGGATGCGCGGGAAGATCTTGTGGCGAGTGGCCTGGGTTTGGTGACCGATCCGGTGCCACGGGCCGCGCTGCCGCTATTGACAACGGCGCCCGGCCCGCAAAGCGGCGGAACATTCTACGCAAGCGTTGCATGGGTAAACGCGGCAGGGCAGGAAGGCGCGGCGTCGGAGGCAGCGTCGATCACCATCGGGGACGGCAATCTGACGGTTGTGACAGCGGTCAATGCTCCGGCAAGCGCCGCGGGTTACCGGGTATATGCAGGTACAGCCCTGAACGCAATGTACCTGCAGAATACGACGCTGCTTCCGGTAGCAACTCCATTCTTGTACGTTCCCGGTGAAGTAACTCAGGGTCCCTTGCCAGGTTTCGGGCAGAAGCCGGACTATATGCGGCCGCTGAAGCGGACGCTTCTCAGAGGCTAATCAAATGGCAGGAATTAGTGGTACTTTGACCTCGACCGTCGTCTCGATGCTGACGTCGGCAGCCAGCGGCGTGAACGTCCGGGTGGGCGCAATAGAGGCCTCCGATCCGAACCTGAATGCGCCCGGGATCAGGGCAGTTCTGGCGCTCAACGCGAGCGTGGATGTCAGCGAGAAAGCCGGTCACGCCAGTTACCCGGCTCTGCTGGTCTATTGCGACAAGTTAGCGAACACGCTGAAAGAAAAATACCGGCAGTTCTCCGGCAAGGCCCACATGGTGGTTGAGGTTCGGCACTCTCAGGATCACCTTCAGGGCCTGGAGACAAATCTCGAAGTGTATGTGGATGCGGTTTGCGCCCTGCTTGACGATTCGCGGGGTGACTGGGGTTCCGGCGCGATTTATGGCGGCGGGTACGACGTGAGTTACGAAAGCGTGATTCGCGGCGGGAAGAACGTTCTGCAACGGGCAAAAGTAGGTTTTGACGTGGAGGTCAGCAAGTAATTATGTCGTATATTTTATCGAACGCAAACCGCTGGTACTGTGCGCCGGAGAGCGCCTACGGGCAGATCCCCGCGATTACAGCCGCGAACCGGATACCTGCTGTCAAGCTGACGGCGCAGCAGCAGCGCGAGAAAAGTCAGCGCAAAGACAAGACAGGCAGCCGGACCTTTCAGGGCATGCCGCCGGGCATGCGCCTCCAGACATCTTTCGACCTGACCACATATATGCGGGACTGGCCCGATCCGACCGTTCTGCCCTCGCACGGTCCGCTGATACAGGCGGCTATGGGCGCGGCGGGCAATCTGTGGGCAGGAAACGCGGCAGCGGCGGGGACCACTGCGTCTACCATCATCTTCAACGCGCCCCACGGACTGGTGACGGGACAAGCGATCACATCGGCGGGCGAGATCCGGTTCGTCGCAGCTATCGCCAACGCCACAACGGCTATCCTGAACGCGCCGTTTTCCGCCATTCCGGCGGTCGGGGCGCCGATCGGACAAACGGCGACCTTCATGCTCGCGACGACCTTGCCCAGCGTGAGCATTTTCGACTACTGGGACCCGGCAACCGCGGTTCAGCGCGTATTGTGCGGCGCCGGTGTCGACAAAATGTCCGTCAAGCTCAATGGCGACTTTCACCAGTTTGAGTTCAAAGGGTCCGCGCAGGACGTGATCGACAGTGCGTCCTTCACAACCGGGCAGGGCGGAGCCTCCGCGTTTCCGGCGGAACCGGCGGTAGCGGGTTTTCCGTACACCCCTGTGGCGGGCAACCTCGGGCAGGTCTGGCTCGGTGTAACTCCCACTCAGTTCTTCTCGGTTTCAAGCGCCTCAGTGGAGATACAGAACGATCTCGATACCCGCTCGAAAGAATTCGGCACGACATTGCCACT